GTGTCTTGATCAGCCTCACTGAACGCCCAAAGACCAGCAGCACTGGTCGTTGTTGTTGCCTCTTCAGTGCCACTTTGTTCAAGGAGCTGTACCGTAGCCCCTTGGATAGCATTGCCGGAGTCATCGTATAGGTATCCTCTAAAGTTGACTGTCATTAGCCACCTCCCATCTGAGAGTGATCACGATAGTTGAGAGCTTGACTACAATAGTATGTAGGGTCCCTCATTAAATCATCGTCGTCTATAAAGATTAAGCTGATGCCGTTTCCTGCCATCATTGCACGAGCCATTATATCACGAGCCTTAACTTCAACTCCGAACTCGTAATGATAATACACCCCCTGTATATTAATTGCCAAATCAGGAGGGTTGGAGAACAGGAAGTCCAGTATTATACCGCCCTTGTCCAGGCGACCACCCATGTGCGCTGATTGATAAGAGAAATCCTGCCCAGGCTCTTTGCCTAACTGAATAAATGTTTGGTATGCAATGAACTCAGGACCTGACCCAGCCCAGTTAGAGGGAATCTGTATTTGCGATGCTTGTGTTGTCATCACCCCTCCAGAATCATAGTCCAAGACACCTTGTCTCCATTACTAGCAGAATCTGCATAGAAGACATTGGCTGGGACTGACCCCCCAAACTCTCCAAAGTTTAATTCCAATGAATTGCCAGCACTTAACTCATACCCTGTGGACGAGGCTACGTCAGACACCCCCACATAGGCCAATCCAGAGTTGGCGGCTATCGCTTTTATTTTAATAAACTTTACACGGTTCGTAACATTGCTTAATTGAACTCGTGTACCAGCACTACTAACCGTTGTTTGTCCAGTTTCTACTCTCATAATTCACCTATGGCTCAACGACAGATATCTGCGTTGTGCCCCTTTCATCTCTACCTGTATATTCCATTCCTACTGCCGCCATAACATCAACATAATAATTACGCGTCCCACCACTATCATCCCTGTATGTAAACTCCACAAGCGTTGTGCTTTCAATGGCTGATATCAAAGCTATCCGCAAATCCTTTGAGTCCTTGCCTTTATATGGGCGATTAAGGTCTACCTCAATAGTGTGTCCCCACTTTGCAGCAAGTTTCTTTCTCCACTCCAATGTCAGGCTCACCACATCAGGGGATTTGTACTTCTCCAGCCCTGTGGTTGAAGTGTCATCCCTCTCCAAGGTCAGCCTGAACTTGATAGCCCTGAACTTTGTTCCAATGCCACTGGCAAATGTATAGGTGTAAGTGCCTGAGCTACCGTCTCCCTCACCTGTATGGGCATACATGGTAGTAGAGTTCAGCGTCGCAACTGCCGTGGTATAGCTCTCGCTATAGTCCGTGGCATATTCTACCTTTACAATTTCCTTATCCGCTGCCGATAATCCCTGGCATTCAATCCTAAGATTGAGTGCAAGCTTATCAACCTCACTCTGTCCAGCATTGAACCACGGTGTCTCATGGGTTCCTGATGTTGCATATGCAAAGTCATCAACCTCACTAGGATTAATGATATCCTTTGGAAGGTTCATAAAGTACACCACTCCATTAATGCCCCACCATGCACGGTAGGCATTGTATCCAGTCGAAACATGAAGGTTATCAAGCCTTTCTCCAGCAGTACCAGAGATCCACTTAACCTCCCAACCCATGTCGTTATAGCCTAAAATAGTGCTAAGTCCTGTATCCCCAGCCATAACAGTGCTACCAACGTGGCTCTGCCATTGCCGTGGGATTGCGTTATAAACAACAGCGGCTGGGGTTGCCTGTGCGTCCACTCCTACCAACAGCTCATTATGGCTACCAGCCATCATGCGAATCGTACCCCTCTTATTAGAGGGTAGCCCATCATCTCTGTCTGGACCAATCACCGTTACAACCGCAGCGTTAGATCCATTGATGTATTTATAAATACCATTACCGCTTGGGAGATATACAGAATCTCTCCATCTCACAGAACCCTTACCGTTATCTGGATGCACTGGGAATGCTACCTGAGTAGCCTCCCACATAGCGTTATCTGCATTGTGTGCAAACAATCCCTCTGTGGTAGCTGCATAGATGATGGGGACACCCATCGCATTTCTAGCTATGAAGAGGGCAGTTACGGAACCATTAGGCAGGGGTAGTACCGCATCATCGTATTCGGTGCCAACAGTAGCAGCACTCCAAAGCTGACCTTCATATGAAATGCCCCATAGTCTGTCATCCCATACCGTGAGGAACTGTGTGTCCTTTGCATCGGTAGTCCACGACGTACCATTTGTTGAATAGGAATATCCTGAACCGTTAGAATCGTAATGAGCAAACACCAAATAAGAAGTGCCACTGGCATTTGTAAAGACTAGGCTATCAGTAACCTCATCCGTAATACCAGCCGTAGAGAGGGCAGACCCCCAAGAATCACTAGCATTAGCGTACATAAATAGCTTGGGAGTAGCACCGTCTCCGCCATTCCAGAACGCATAGACCTCATTGTTAAAGGTTTCAATTGCCCCAATCTTGGCTTGCCCTAATCCATGAGCGGGGGTCGTAGTGGCTTGCGCTAAATTCGGTAGCACCAAGTGGTTCTTATATCGTAGCTGACAGGTAGAGAACCAAGCCCGGCTTACATCCCCTGCTCCCTCCATACGGTTCAGCCCAATGCCACCACGCCAGTCAGACCACGCCACAATGGATGATCGCAACTGGTCGTCTTTTGTTGTATCGCCAATAACAACCTTGGCTGGGTATATAGAGGCTAGTGAGCTTCTTATAGGTCGCGTAATGGGATAGTAAACCCCATTTAGTGATATCTCATTAGTTTCTATAACTGCTGCTGGCATTAATCAACTTGCCTTACGTTTACAAGTAATGGCAACGCTCGCCTACTACGCTCTGCTTGAGCAGCCCAGTAAGCACTAAGCTGACGCTTGGCATCAGGATCTGTAGTAGGCCCTCCTGATGTAGCTATCAGGGCAAGGTTGGTGGCATTAGAGATGATGAAGTTATCATTAAGCTCAGTAGATGTTGAATCACTGGACAGAAGAGCTGGCTTATCACCACCAGTTATCTTAATAAGGCTATAACCTACCGCATCGTGTCCATCCTTGCCAAGTATCAAATCACGGGCTTCCTTGTCTATCCTCCAATTGCGACGCGGTAGAGTTGTCCACTCAGCCGTGTCATTGGAAACAGCGGAGATGTCATCTATCCATACCGTACAAGCCCCTAGATCAGCGTCATACTCCAGTCCTACAGAGATAATCGCAGTGTCAGTCTCAGGGTTGGCAAGAGCCATCCTTACGAATGTCCATGTGTCAGCAGATAGGGCAGGAATACTCAGTGTCTCTAAAGGACTAACACATGAAGCCGTGTTATCTAGTAATAGCTTCAGGTTTCCTGCGCTGGCAGCAACCGTACTCTTCACCCACATCTCAATGTAGTCATACCCGCTGATATCCTTTGAGGTGATCGAGTCCGTTACAAAGTCCCCTGCGGACGCACCTGCCGCAATGACCAACTTGAGGGACTGCGTACCCTGTTTCCTATCCTTGGTATCCAGGGACTGAGTAAAGTCGCCGTCAGTAGCCTCATCGAAGGTGGTAGCACAGGCATGAAGGCGAGTGCTGCTTACCTTGGAGCGATACTCCACCTTGGAGATCATGGATATGTTGGAGGGGATATCAAAGCGAATCTGCTTCCCATCTCCGTGCAGCTCCACGTTCTCAATGGGGTCATAGGCATTACCAGTCGCCCCAATGATGGTCTGGTTAATGAAATCATCTATGGATGCGGGGTTATACCCACCCTGCCACAGCTCATAAGTATCCCCGGACGTAGATGTTGCGGACAGGGCTGGCATGATAGTAAGCGTAGTTACATTGCTGGAGATAGAAGAGTCAGTAATACGCCTGATTTCCCCTTCATCGTCCCCAGATGTTAGCCTCACCCAGTACCCTATGTAGTTGTCAGCACCGCCCAGCACCAACGTATTGTCCACTACAGTCGTCGTAGACCCATTAGTTGATGCCGACGAGACATAGAGTCCACCCAGGGCATACCCTATGTGTTGACGAAGTTCCTCACGAGTTCGACCTTGAATAACAGGCATAGATTACCTCATTGGAGATGACGGCTTACCCTGTGGCATTACCCCTGCCCGTTGTGTACGCCTTTGATGTGCAATATACAGTGCCAAAGCATACTTGGGATCCTTCAGTTTCTCTGGGTTCTGTATCTTAGCTGGTGCCTTGGGAGCACGACTGCTATTCTGCTTTGTCACGACCTACCCCGTGGCTTTGGGGCTGCTTTCCTAGCAGGTGGACGAGGAGCAGACATAGCTGCTTTCGCACGAGCGGGAGCTGGTCTTGCTGAAGCCTTGGGAGCTGCCCTCCTAGGTCCACCAGCAGGTCTTGATGCAGGACTTGGTCTTCCCATTGGGTTTGGCCTTCCCATTGGGCTAGGGCGACCCATTGGAGCTTGCGGCCCCATTGGACTGGGTCTTCCCATTGGTCCTGGTTGTCCCATTGGCCCTGGTCTTCTTGCCCCTTGACCATTGCTGAGAATACCCTGAATGTCTTCTGACCCAAGGGTTCTCATTATGTTTTCAATTGCTGGCATCATAAGCTTGACTGCCGCAGCAAACGCTGGATCCATCCCAGCCCCTCCTGGTCCAGCAGGCGGAGGCGGAGGCGGGGGTGGTGCTTGAGATCTTGGTGGGGGAGTCCCCCCAGGTGGCATCATTACCATAGCTGCACTCCTTTGGGGTTATTCAGTACCCACTCTTCTTTTTAGTCATGGGCTTTCCAGTAGCCTTGGCATGTTTCTTAGCTGCTGCCTGCCCCGCCTTGCTATACGGGAAATGTCGCTTACCTACTTTTGGCATAGCTACACCTTCTTTTTGTTATTACTGTCCTGAGCCTGAGCCAACTCCTCTGTGAGTCTAGCAATCTGTCCCTGCGCCTCAGTCCACTTACGCATCAATGCACGATTCTGCACTTGGACAGCCATCATCGGGTTGGCCTGCATAACAGCCTGAATATCATCAGTTCTAATGTCTACCTTAACATCTGCCTTAACGTCTGTGTTTTCCTGTGTCATATTCCTACTCCTTTTTCCTCGTTAAAAATAAATCTTTTTACTTGTACTAGATATACGCCTATGGGCATATCGCCGTAGTTCGTTCAAAGCCTTGCCTATTTCCTTGCGCTCGTCATTGGTCGGAGGACGCTTATCGTACTTCTCCCTGACTTCCTGCACAAACCTCTCGGCAGCATTCCCCATCATATCCTCTATCTCAGCCTGGCTAGTATCCTTATCAGCCAGTACCTGTACGCGCATCTTATGCTCCTTGCCGAACCTATCCTTGGCCTTGAGCATTATAGTGTGCGCCACAATGGGGCTACCCGTCTCTACGTTTGTCCCAACGGGAACTACCCCTGTTGGAGCAGTCCCCGGAGGAATCCATAAATCAGTTACCATATTCCTATATCCTAATTCCAAGCCTAATATCTAATTGTTAACAAACACATCTGCTTGTCTGTATCTACTGATGGAATACCAATTGCAGTCCCTATGGATTGGATATCATCCTCACCAGAAACGTCATACAACTCAGCTCGACCAGATTCACTAGATGCCTGAGAGATCTGAAGCCCATCACCAACTATACCAACCGCGGCTCCAACGGCTACGCTACCGATACCTGCGGTTTGCAGCCAGCAATAGTAGCTCGCAGTTACAGGGATGGTAGTTACACCCAATGCCCCTGTCTCCATCGTGCCGTCACCATCTATGATTTTCACGGCAGAATAAGGATTCACAAGTATTCCTGCGAGAGACGATGTGGTTAATGCAGTTCTGGTTCCATCAGGCTCATCAAGAGTGAAGACGGCAGTATTGTCATCAGATGCATCGTGAGCTGGGTGAGACTTAATTCGATACACCTCACCCTCACCAGGGCCGTCATTGAATATCAAGTATCCATCTGCGTATTGATCTTTAGTTAAGTCTGTAGTTGGTACTTCCAGGCTTACTGTTGTAGAACCCGCTGCCGTAGCGGCTGTCACTGGTACATCCATATCGTGAGCGGCTATCGCAAATGCTGCCGCAGCATCTACTATAAACCCTGCGGAAGCAATAGCAGCAGTGCCATTCTTCGCATAGTAGAATACCCTGCCGTCAGGAGTCTGCGCTCGTGTGCCGAGCTTCTGTTTCTGTGCAGACGTTTCTACTTTCTCTTGCCCATAACTTAAAAAAATACTATTTGGAAATGCCATTTCAAACTCCTTCTTTTTACAGGCTCAAAGTCCTGTGAACGCCGTTATTAAATTGTGCATTAGGCACGGCCTTCTTTACACCTAACTATTTGGATTGTAATACGGTCCCGTTTTAGCGGCACGGGGGGCAGTTGTAGTAGCAGTAGGCTGTACGGCCTTCTCCTGTTCAGCTATTACCCTCACACACCACTTACAAGTACACGCATTACCCGGTGCCCACGGGAATAACCCCAAACGTGCTTTCCTATTCACATAGTCAGGGTTCCCTGGCAAGTTCTCTAACTTCGTGCCAACAGGACTCACTACCTCACCATTGGGATTTATTAAGCCCCTATGGCGATACAGCGTGACCTTGGGTTGCCACTCGTCTATGTAATTCCACGAGTAACCCTGACCTACCAATTCCCCACGCAACACAGTGCGTTCCTTAGTTGTTATTGCCATTAAGTACCTCTATTAACTGGTTACTGGTGTGCCTGCATCCAAGGTAAGGGCAACACCCTTACTGTCATCAAGCTCAAATACACCATAGTCAGCCGTGATAACTACCTCTGTAGCCCTGAGTGATGCGTCCCTCTGTCGCTCTGTCCTGGTGTCCACGCTCTTGAGTACCGCGAGAGCAGACTTGTCAGCACAAACTCCTACAGCGTCAGTACTAGCATCTATGGTAATGTTACCATCCTCAAATATAGGCACTCCGTTAATGGGACGAAGCCCACTGAAGAAGTTACCTAGTAGATCCTGTGACCATCCAGCAGGTACGGGATAGGTGGACGATGCCGTCACTGCTGTGTTGGCTATGTCCCATACCGCAAATGGATGCTGGACAATGTAGACCTGTGATCCGAACTTATTGCCCTTGGCATATGCCACAGCCGCAGACACGTTTGCAAGGCTCATAGAGCGTCCTGCTGCACCAATGTCGGTGCTGAAGCCGCTATAGAGAGCCAGTACATCAGAGTCCTTCTTCCTCGCCATGCCATCACCAAGCTGTCTCCCGATGAGGGAGAACACATTTTCTGCACTCTGTCGTGCAAGCTTGTCAGTGATGATGATCTTGGCTCCTACCTCTGCCGCCGTGAGGTCTACCGTGGTCATCCCAATGTCTTCCTCGTCAATCATGTCCTGTCCATCAACAAGATCACTCATGCTCATCTGTCCCACCTTGGGAACAGTGACTTGCTTTGAACCCTTGGGCAAAGTAAATTGCTCAATCAGGTTCATAGCAGGAGCATTATGCTCCTCTGTGTACCGAGCAGTCGAGATTATGATTCTCTGGGCGTTCTCAAGATTCCCTGTGGTTGCCGCTGTTGCCATAGTGCACCTCCTAAATTAACTTCCCGACACCTTGCGTCTAACGGCAGCCGTTGCCGCCTCTGACCTATCTCCCGCAATGTAAGCATCCATCAAGCGTTGGTCATTGGTCGATGCCGATGCTGCCCCCTGACTATTGTCGAAGGTCTGCGCCGGAACTAACCCCTGCTTCAAACGCGCATTCTCAGCTCTAAGACTTCTATCCTGCTTTATGCGCTTTGCTTCTTTTTCCATTTCCGAGGGGGTGTTAGCCTGTTGCAGAGCAAACAAATCGTCAATCATCTGCGTGTCTGCTAACCCCTCCTGCTTCAAATAATGAATGGCAGCCATCTGCCTGCCCTCGATAAAGCCCAAAAGCTTGGCTGATTCTTCATCCTGCTGCTTAAACTTTTGCTCTTGTTGCACATACCGACGAGCTTGGTCACGAGCCATAGCAGGGCTATACCCTTGCTGTGACAATGTCTGTTCATAATTCCTAGCTGTCTGCCCCACCTGATCTCTCCACTTTTGCGCCTCTTCCATAGACCGACGCTGATGCAACTCATTTAGTTGTTGTTGTTGGTCTGGAGACATCACCTTCTGACTGGATTCTGGTTCTAGTGGTGCTGTTGGGGAAGCCTGTGGTTCACTAACAGGAGCTGCTTCTACAGGAGAGTCCTCTATCGGAGCCTCAGTAGCCACTTCTCCTGCGTCATCGTCAGGTGATGCAGGTAGACCTTCGTCTACGTCTTGATCAGACTCATTCAGATAGTCTATCTGTGCATCCTCTTCCTGTGGAGTTATTGATGTTACCATATCCTATTCTCCTTTTCCTCTATATATATACACCATTCTGTCAATAGGCACAACATCTTGTGTCTTCATCTCCCCATGATCAGCTCTAATGGAGTTAAATCCTTCATCATCTCCTTGTACTGTTCTTGGTACGGTGGCAGATAAAATGCCTCTCTAAAAGACTGAGTTCCCATCGTCTCCAACTCTCCCCTATATAGATCCATCGCCTTGTCATCACCCGAAAAACCAAAGCCGTACATGACCATAGTGTTCAGCCATCCCTTTGGTGAATTACGAAGGAACTCATCTTTATAGTTATGTATTAATCCACCTAAATACTGGTTGGAACTATTAGGAGATTTCTCCAAATACCTCTTAGCCTCTGCCAGGGTACGATAAGCTTCCTGCCCCCTTTCATATCCATCTCGTTCTGACTGCTTCATAGCCATGTACTCTGCTATCTTCGGCCTCTCCAAGCTAGGTACTAGATATGCCAACATATCTAATACTTTCGGATGTTCAGCGATACTCCAATAGTTGATATCGACCCCATCTATTTCAACCTTGAGTTTGCTGATCCATCGGGTAGCCTGCGCTAATTGTTGAGCCTTGGGATCATACTGATCCTCTGTAAGGTTTATGCTATCCAATAGCCATTCAGCCTGTTCTTCATCAAGAGATGCCCAGAACCTCATCTCTTCCGGCTCAAACTTCTCGTAGTCTATCTTGCCAACAGCATCAGTCGCATCTTCATACAGCTTGTAATATGCCCATCTAGTGTGTTCCAGAGTATCGGGATCGGGTTCCTCTCGCTCATCCTTCCCATACAACTGTTCGTAGAATCCGTTAGGACCATTTAACGAGTCATTCCTGATTACCTTCGCTTCGGCTATCAACTGCCTTGCCTGTTTTGGATGGTGATTTTTTGCAAACGGATTATCACTAAGGTACATTACCGATATCTCCGCAACCCTTTCAAAGTGGGCTGTATTAACATCGTCGATCTTCTGCTGTATTTTACCTTTAGGTCCCCTATGCCCAGGATCACCTGTTTCCTCTGTCAATCGTCTCTCATATCCTTGCAAGACCCTAACTGACAGATTCTCCCACGGCGTACTGCTGTTCTCTGGATCCTGCTTGTGATACTTCTGCTTCTCCTGCGTTCTTGTAAGAGGTGATCCTCGACCACCAACGAACTCTGTGGTTCCTCCAACGAGCCTCTCTCCTACCGTACCACCCTCAAATAATGCCGCCTGTGTCCATATCGGCACAAAGTTTGGTAAAAACACTTTTGGAATTACCTGAACCCATCCCGCCAGATCACCTATTTCATTTCTGGTTGGCTCGCCAACATAGGTATAACCAGTAAGTACATCAATACTCCTACCCACAACTGGGGCAGAACTACCTCTAAGGAATCGCACTAGAGGGTTCTCCATAGTAATCCCACCAGATGCTATATTTAGTCTAGATGGGTCAACAAAGCTACGTGCTATAAGCTGAATCGCACTTCGTACCTTTGTACCAGGTCCTATGTTCCTGCCAAGGACCTCCCATGTGAAGAACTCGCTAGAGGTAGGCTTCAGATGCTCTATCACTGTATCTCCCCAGTCGCCTACGTTACGCATATCCTCTTCTGTGGTTGATATGTAATGCGCTGTAGTCAATGCTACGTTCATTGCTGACAACCCAGCAATTACCTTCAACATGCCATCCCGTGCCAGCTTAGTCCGTAATGTTAGATCTCCCTGTCTCCCTGCCACTGTCATGCCTATCCCTACCGTAGTATCCCAAAGCAATGCCGCAATAGCCCTGTTATATCTAGGCGCAAGCAGCAGGGTTGTCTCTACCTGCTGCATAGATGGAGATACTCCTAACTTAGCACTGGATGATATCCCACGCATCTCATTCACAAAATCATCTATACTAGCCAACTTCACATTATCAATGGTGCCATCAGCATTCCTAGCCAAATGCTCAAGTCCTTCTGCCATTTCTATGCCTGCAACATCCAATGCTGCGTTGAAACCACGCTGAAATGGAGACAGTACACTCCTATACACATTAAACCCTCTTGCTATCCCACCCCCCACTCCTGGGCCAGGGACTCTTTCCCGTAGCAGTCCCCCCTGGCCTAATGACTCTGTCATTTCAGAACCCTGACGGGTAGTGATTAAACCCGGATGTAATTCCGTTGTCATATTGTGTTTAACTAAATAGGTATCATGGAAGTTAGGATTCATAAAAGCCTCTGCAAATCCCCTCATGGCCTTTCCATATGCAACTGGGTCAGTGCCTACCATATACAACAACTGGATTAAAAACGGACTTACGTCACCAGCAAGCGTAAAGAATCTTGCAACAGCATTAACCTGGTTTACTGCCTTTAGAGCTGTATTGAATTGATTTGATGCAGGATCTAGTCCACTTGACAGTGCTGCGGTTACTTCCCTTGCATCAGGCCCCCGAAACGCAATTCCCCCAAAAAGCTTACCCAGAGCAGTGTCCTCTAAGCTTGCGTCTTCTCCTTTAAGGAAAGTCCTATACGCAATCCGAGCATTTTCTGCCTTTGGCGTACCAATCTTAGGGATCTCCTTAAGCAACCATTCAGTAAACTGCTTATCGGCAACACTGTTATAGGCAGCCTGTATGTTGAGGGAAAGAACCTCTTCTTCGGGAAGGTAACGATATCCTGCGTCCAATGCTTCTGCCTGAGTCTTAAAAAGCCTCTCCTTACTGGATGATAGCTTTGACCCTAGACGACCACCATCTCTACCGGAGAAGCTGACCGACTGCTTGAGTTCACCAGTCCACTCGTTAACCAAGGCATAGACACGCCTCCCCGCATACTCACCACCATTCTCAAAAGATAACGCATTAACATCTATGCCATTAGCTTCAAGAAAATTCTTCTTGTCCTCTTCTAGACGCTGGGCAGTATCAAGCCATTGTTGTTGTTGCTCACTTAACTCAAACTTGCCCTTCCGTGCAACTGTCTGCCCCTCTTGAATTGGCAGGGTGAACTCACCCTCCTCTAGCCATGTTCTCCAGTTTGTTCGCAAATCATTAGGTGCTATCCCAGCAAATGGATTAGCCACCATTGCGGGCTGCTCTACCCCAAACATTCCCTTAATCCTGCTCCCAATACCTATCCGCTCTATTTGATCCAGGGAAATAAACCCAGTTTGACGGTCTACCGTGCCGAACAGGTCTGAAAACCTGCCCAGTTGCATTAGATGTGCCATAGCAAACTGAGTCTTCTGTTCTCCTTGCGCTCTTAAAACCACTCTACCTATAAGTCCCCTTAGTTCTACCTTCGAGCCTACCTGAGTGGGGTTAAAGAATTTTACAAGATTTCTAACAATCTCGCTTTTGTTGGCTAATGTTCTTGACACATCAGGATTCTCAGTTTGTAGAACAACCTCATCCATCGTTCTTATAGGCTGCACTAGGCTTTGCCTTGGTTCCTCTATCTGCTTAGATATAATGTTGCCGGCACTATCAATCTCCCAGTCATTCTCTAGTCCAGCGTGGATGCGCCTCTTAAACAATTCTATATCCGTAGCTTCTTCTGCCGCTGCCTTGAATCCTAGAATATCTACGTCAGGTGCCACATTTTCTTGTGCACCCAAGATCCCATCCTTTATTGCCTGAATCCGTGTATTATCCGCTAATGAACGCTTAATAGTGAACCCTGCCGCAGAGGTACCTCTGGCAGCAAGATCAGCCTCCTCTGCGGGAGTAAGTGTGCGTAAATTATCCTGCTTTACAGCGTACTCATCAAGAATATCCGCGTATTTCTGGTCATATACTTCAGGCCGTTGGTCTTCGATGTTCCGGGCCTGTAGCTCTGCTTCTGTAGGACGAGGGGTAGCGTTGACCTCCTGCGGGAGATTCTCTAACCGCTGCTGTAGATTAGCAATCTCTTTGTCCGCGTCATCCATTGCTGCACGGAATGACGTAAGAGCCTTTCGCTTCGCACCTCCTGTGGCTGCCCCACGCATCGCGATGCCTGCGTCTTTCCTTGCCGTTTTCGCTGTCTGTATCGCTATTTTTATGCCTGCTCGTGTATTGAGAAGCTCCTCAGACTGCTCCCTCTGATTCCGTATCGGGAACTCAGTTTCCCCAAACGGTAGCTGTTCGTATGGAGATTCCCCAACGGGCAACGGCTCTGGTGCCCCACCGTAGCTATACTCAGTACTAACAACAGGCGCATCATCAACGATAGGAGTAAGTTCATCTAGGGAGGGGCCAACCAACGTGTCTTCCAAAGCCTCATCAG